TTGTCAGAACATTCGCTAAATACCCAGACAGAACAGCATTGACAGACTCATTTATTGAGTCCTTGAAGTTACTTGCAGATACTGTAGAAAGTCAGATGGAAGAGGTGAAGTAGATGGAGAGATTAACACTTGACGAAGCTATTAGATACATAAAAGAAGTGGTGCAGAAGAACAGAAAAAATAAAGAAAAGCATACCATTATAATTCCCAACAGTTTTATTAGTAGTAATGATTGCGCCGAAAAGTATGAGCAAGTTGCAAATTGGCTTGAAGAACTAAAATCTTACAAAGAAGCAGAAGAACAGGGCTTGCTTGTGAGATTGCCGTGTAAGATTGGAGACACGGTTTGGGTGGTAACATCGCCAATTAATGTGTTTGGTTATGATGAATATGATGGAGATGCGGAATATGAAGTATATGAATCTTTTTTATCAAGCGTATCTTATTATGCGTCTGGAGAACAATTCAGAATTTACGCAAAAGTAACGAATAGTTTTATTGTGGCATACTTTAGAGAATGTGATTTTGGAGAATCTATATTCCTCACCCGCGAAGAAGCCGATAAGAAGTTGGAGGAGATGAAGAAATGAATAGCAAACCTACGCCAGACATAACGCCAAACCTTGCTATATCAGCATACCACGTACTACAGCAATATTGTACTGGACAGCCAGCGGATTGCAAAGGCTGCGGATTCTACGAACACTGTCCAGAATGTTTTCAAGGCATACCATGTGACTGGAGTTTGAATGAAGAAGGTGAAATAAATGAATCTTAGAAAAGCTACACTAATTGACTATGGAGTGCCGCCGGATGATATACCGGCACTTCAAAGTCATTTCAGACACCTTGACGAGAATGACAAGTACAATCTTCTGCAAGTGTCAATCAAATATGCACCAGGCATAGAATCACAGATATACGACAGCATAGTGAACTGCATAGGATATCGGACAATGGAGCGATTCAGAGATATGCCGGTATCTGAAAATGATTTCTACGGATATAAACGCAAAACTATGGCAGAATATTATCACTTGGCAAAATTGACCGGAAGATTATAAAATTGATAAAAACTAAAAGTGGTGTAGAGGTATATAACCCCTAGTGTGGTATTATAGTGTATATAACTATAGCTATGCTAGGGTGTTTTTATGTCTGGAGGTGAGAATGTGGGAATGCCAATGGGAAAACCGCCCATGTATAAAACGGTGGATGAAATTGAAAAAAAAATCGAAAAATATTTTAAGGACTGTAAAGGATATCCTTTAACTGATAGCAAAGGCAAACAAATGTTTAATAAATTTGGTTCTCCCGTTTTCGTAGACGTTCACCCTCCGACCGTTACAGGACTTGCTCTGGCCCTTGGATTTACAAGTAGACAGGCTCTTTTAAACTATCAAGCAAAACCAGAGTTTGTTGACACGATTACGCGCGCGAAAGCCAGAGTGGAACAGTACGCAGAGGAAAGGCTATTTGATCGTGACGGTTCAAATGGCGCTCAGTTCAGCTTGAGAAATAATTTTAAGGGATGGGATGCTGACAAGAAAAATGATGATTCTGGAGATGGAAAGATTACGATTGTAAATAATATTCCAAGGCCGGAGAAATAGAATGAATGAGAATCCGATTAATCTGAATGAAATTATAGCTCCTGCCTTTTACAATGTGTTCTGGGACATTTTGGACGGAAAACACACCTATTATGATTTGTATGGTGGGCGTGGATCTACTAAATCATCTTTTGTGGGTGTCATGATTCCTTTCCTGATGATGCAGGACGCAGAGAACGGTATAATGTCAAATGCCGTTATTTTCCGTAAAGTTGGAAACACACTTAGAGAATCCGTTTACGAACAGATAGCATGGGGAATTGACGCGCTCGGAGTCAATGAACTATGGGACACCAGTGTAAGCCCTATGCAGTACACTTATAAGCCTACTGGACAGAAAATTATATTCAGAGGACTGGACAAGGCAAAAAAGACTAAATCTATTAAAGCAAGCAAGGGATATTTCAAGTATCTCTGGTTCGAGGAACTTGACGAATTTTCGGGCATTGAAGAAATTCGTACAGTGCAGCAGTCAGTCCTTCGAGGCGGCAGTAAGTTTATTGTATTTAAGACATTCAATCCGCCAATTAGCCGGAGCAACTGGGCGAATGTGTATGTAGAAGAGCCACGAGACGACAGCTACAGGCATAAGAGCGATTACAGATCAGTTCCTGTTGAATGGCTTGGTCAACAATTCCTTGATGATGCGGAACATCTTAAAAAGACAAATCCAAGAGCCTATCAGCATGAATACCTTGGATTACCTGTCGGACTCGGTACAAATATCTTTGAGCTGTTGGAAATCCGAACGATTCCAGACGAAGAAATTCAGAGGTATCAAAGCGTCTATCAGGGACAAGACTGGGGATGGTATCCGGATCCCAAAGCGTTTATTCGTGTGGCTTATGTACCTAATCAGGAAAAAGTTTTTTTATTGGACGAACTTGGAGGCGGCAAGATAAGAAACAAGGAAATGGCTAACCAGATAAAGAAAAAAGGATATGATGATTATTCAATATCCTGTGGAGTTGATGAAGAAGAAAGCATTATTGACTTCCGAGATGCAGGGCTTCCAGCGCGTAAGGCCATTGTTACACCGGGAAGCCGCAAATATACTTTTGAGTGGTTACAGTGCCGAACATTAGTCATTGATCCGGCACGAACGCCTAGAGCATACAAAGAAATTATCAATTATGAGCATGAAGTAGATAGTAATGGAGAAGTGATTGCAGATTATCCAGATGGCAACGATCATTATATAGACGCCCTTAGATACGCCACAAGTCCATTGTCGATGAGAAGAGGACATAGTGCATAATGAGTAAAATAGGAATAGAACTACCGAAAGAGTATTCGGACAGATTTGACAAATTACGACAGAATCGAGTAGAAGTCAGCTTTTATAAATATGGCACAGCAGCAGATAACTTTGGAATGAAATTAGTAGATGCACTTGAATCACATGATATGTGCATTAAAAAATATAAAGAAACTGGAAACACGGAATATCTTTGCGATGCAGCAAATTATCTCATGTTTGAATTTATGTATCCGCAGATTCCGAATGCATTTTTCAAAGCAACAGACAGCGGAGAGAGTGCCGGAGTTGCCGGAACACCAATAAATCAGCTAAAAGAAAAATGGTGACTAAATGGGACTTATAACAACACTAAAAAGGTGGTTTAACATGATATTCAAAAAACAAGCCGAAGAGGATTTTGATATCCAGGCAGCAGAATTCCCGGAGATGGAATCACTGATTAACCGGTGCGCGAACATCTACAGAGGTGCGCCGGAATGGTTAGATGATAAGAATAATATCAAGACGATTAATTTTGCTAAATCCGTCTGCTCAGAGACAGCCCGACTCGCAACACTGGCAATCGGTATTCAGATAGATGGCTCCGCAAGGGCTACATGGTTGCAGAAGCAGATTAACAAGGTATACTTCCAGATTCGGCACTGGGTGGAATATGGCTGCGCTTACGGAACCGTGTTCATTAAGCCGAACGGCGAGAGCCTTGACGTATTCACTCCGGCAGATGTGATGATTGTGAATTACGACAATCAGGAAATCAAAGGGATTATATTTAAGGACTCTTATACTGTTGGTAGAAAATACTACACAAGGCTCGAATATCACAGGTTTGTTGAGACAACAGTGGACGGAGTGACAACCTATCCGTACTACGTTTCTAATAGAGCCTATGTATCAAAATCCTCTCAGTCAATCGGAGACAAGATTGACCTTAAACAGACCAAATGGGCTGACCTAATGGCAGACACGCCGCCAATCCTCAAGGCAAACGGGGAGAAGTTGGACGGGCCTCTGTACGGAGTACTGCGGACGCCACAGGCGAATAACGTGGATATTAACGCACCATTGGGGCTTCCGATATTTGCCGAAGCTATCGAAGAGTTAAAAGACCTCGATATTGCATACAGCAGAAACGCCGGAGAGATTTTTGATTCGCAGAAGATTGTTCTGGCAGATGATAGGCTGCTGATGCCGAGCGGCACACCTGTATCAGCCATGTCACCGCAGGGTATGGAGAACAGACGTAATGAGATGAACTTACCGCACTTTGTCAAGAATGTATTCGGACAGGACGAGAAAGAGTTCTATCAGGAAATCAATCCGGTTCTCAACACAGATACTCGTATAAGCGGAATAAATGCCCTCCTTGGACAGATTGGATATAAGGTCGGATTCTCTAATGGATATTTTGTATTTAATGAAAAAAGCGGAATACAAACAGCCACAGAGGTAGAAGCAGGACAACAGAGGTCTGTACAATTTATCAAGGACGTAAGAGACCAATTAGACAAAAGCATAAAACAAGTAGTATATGCGTTGAGCGTATATGCAGATTTATATGGATTGGCTCCAGTCGGTGCATATAAAGTTCAGTGCAACTTTGGCGAAATGGCATATTCTTATGAGAGAGACCGAGACAATTGGTGGAAGTATCGCTTACAGGGTGACTGTCCTCCTTGGATGTATTATGTCAAATTCGAAAATATGACAGAATCCGAAGCAAAAGCAATGGTTAAAGAAGCCCAGCCAGACGAACCAAAACTGTTTGGAGATGAGTAATCATGTTAAGCCCAGAATATTTACGCCGGATAACAGAGGGCAGTGAACAAATTGCGGAAGAATTGCATCAGTATATCATCTCTGAGATTGTATCGAGGATGATGGCAAGAATCGGCAGAGGTGAGGACTATATTCTGACCAATGCGGACGCGTGGAGAATCAGAACACTGCAGGAATCCGGTGAACTGTTAGAGGACATTCTGGCAGAATTATCCAAATACACCAAACGCGAACAGCAGGAACTTCTTGAAGCGTTTGAAGATGCCGGAATCACTGCAATGAACTATGATGATAAGATATATAAGGCGGCAGGATTAAGCCCCGTACCGCTCGAACAGTCGCCAGCTATGATAAGACTCATGGAGCGGAATATGCTTGCGACTATGGGTGAGTGGAAGAACTTCACAAGAACGACTGCAAGTGCCGCTCAGAGGCTATATATCGAGCAATGCGACCTTGCATACAATCATGTGATGACTGGTGCGGTTGGGTATACACAAGCCATCAAAGAGGCAGTTAATAACGTTGTGAGTGATGGTGTTACGGTCACATATCCATCTGGCAGAAAAGACACGATTGAAACAGCGGTTGCACGCTCTGTCAGAACTGGCGTGGCTCAGGCTACTGGAGATATATCCCTCAAACGCATGGAAGAAATGAACTGGGATTTAGTTCTGGTCAGTGCACACATGGGAGCCAGAACAGGTGACGGCGGTGAGAACCCGGGAAATCACGCATGGTGGCAAGGAAAGATATACTCTCGTTCTGGCAAGAGCAAGAAATTTCCACCATTCTCATTGACCGGATATGGAACGGCAAGTGGACTGTCAGGAGTCAACTGTCGGCATAGTTTTGGAGCCAGTGATGGAGAATTTAATCCCTATACAGAACTATCAGCGCAGGACAAAGC